AGCCATTCGATAAGGAAGGCCAAGAGAGTCAGGTAAAGTTTCAGCCGTTTGAGCTTGACCATATCAAGCTGGCATTTCAGTTAGGCACTCAACGATGTCACTGCCTTTGTTGTGCATCTCTATTAGCTGATCTACTTCAGGGTCATTCAAGACACCACTAATTATTATGGCTCCTTGCTCATCAAGGATCATCGTCCCATTTCTCTGCCTAACAATCTTTATGTATCTGGTTGTCTGTTCCTGCTTGGCATCGTCCTTGCCTGAATGAATGACAGCCTTTAGTAGCGCGATGGGGAACACAAGCACATAGACAATGCACCTTATCAGTTCCTTAATCTTGGCAAGGATCATTGGCCTATTCATTCTGATTTGATTGTTTTGAATTCAGTTCCACTGGCCACAACAATGACTCTTCCTTCTGCCTTTAAAAACTTTATAACGGGCTGTAAAGCTTTCAATTGGACGGTGGCCGCATCGGGGGCCAAAATGAATAGGGCCTCATCTTTGGCCAATGAAATCTTACGGGTATCGATCACCTTATCACCTGTTTGCTCGGCGCCTACATCGGCTGCTGCCTGCCTGAATGCCAGATTGATATGGTCAAGCTCAAACGGCTGAAACTTTACCTGACTCTCTTGGCCTTCCTTATCGAATGGCTGCGCTACATTGTTCATAAACTGTACAAATAATTCAATCATTGCCCTTGCTCCCTTGTCTCATAGGTACTTGGCCATTAAGAACAGCATAGTACCAGCGGCCACGCCCCAAAAGAATAGGTGATACAGAGTCCCTTTGGTTTCATCGCTCAATTGATGCTTCAAAACGCTTTCTGCTGATGCCCAATCAGTATTTTTGTTAAGTATTTTATAGAGCGCCTGTGTTGTTTGCGCTGAAGCCTTTTCAGATGGCATAGAGCGCAAAGCAGACTCAACACCTTTACGCATTGATATCGTCTGGTCTATTAGCTCATCCCTGAACTTAAGCACATTATCTCTTGATTTCACTACTGCATCATGCGCGGCCTGCAGTTGCTGTTTCTCTTTTGTTATTTGCGCCAATGGGTCAAGTGACCATACAAGAATTTGGGATATCTTTAGGTCTTGTTCTGGGTTTAACATCAACTCATCGGCAAAGCGCATAGGCCTATGGGTGTCAACACTAAACATAATATGATAACTACCCGCTGGATTTGGCTCTGACTGCAAAAAGTCACTCATCGTCCCAATCCCTCCAACGCGGATCGTATCTGTCATAGTCGCCTAGGCCATGCACCCGCTCAATCATGCACCAATGTTCATTGCGCCTTAGTAGCGCTTGTAGATAATCGTATGTAGAAACGCCTCCCTTAAGCGCGTATGTAGTTAGCTCGTTCCATTCTTTTATTTCTTCTTCTGACAGCCCCCTATTCCATGCAGTCACTTCAGCATTAGCAGCATAGAATTCATTGATTGTGTTCATGCCTTGGGCCAGTGCGCCGGATGCAAGGATGATGGGGCTAACATGGCTCATGCCGTCTGATAGGCTCATGACACTACCCATCCTCATCAGCAGACATAGCCACATCAATAAACCCAACGCAAAAAACAGGAAGTAAGAAAAGAACCATGAGCGTCTTTTCTCCATAGATAAGAGGGATAACCCAAAACCCCCACATGATTAGGGCTATCCATACAAGTGCTTTCATCTGCCATGAGAGGGGCACTATATTTTCTCCTTCTTGGCTTTCATGAGGTCTTTAACAATAACGTCATAGGTAGGCTTGCAATCAGGGTGGTATTCAACCTCCACACCGCCTGATTTAAAATAAACCGATCCTGTTAGCTTCGTTATGAGCTTTTCACAAGCACAGCAGATTGGGTTGTCTTTGTATGGCTTAGGCAATGTCTTCAATACCTAAGTTTTCCAAACATTCATCCATTAAAATTTTAGTTTGCTCAAATATAAAGCCCTTGTTCACATGACCGCCGATAATATGCTGGCCATCGCTCGATATTGAAACTATATAATGATCTATGCCAGCCGCCTTAAACATATCGCACACACACTGGACTATTTCGCGCTGTTCTTTTTCTATTGGCGTCATCGTACAACCTTTACCCTTGAAAGCTCAACCATTGCCTCAACAACCTCATCATCAATCAGTGAAATGCTTTTAAGAAAATCAATATATCCATTGTCTGTCATGCTGTTCAAGGCTGCGCGCTCAATTGGGAATATGTCCCTATGTAATTTGAATCTGAAATTGAGCCTTTCATAGACCCTGCTGCATTCGCAGTATTTTGCATGACGGCCACACTCAGCGCATATTGATATTGTCATGACTTGATTTTGCCCTTCAAGGCCAGAACATCCTTCTTCAGAAGAAGCACAATGCCCTTCCTTTTCCATACCTGAATACTTTTAATGTAGGTTATACGGTGATGGATAGCAGACTTACTAACCTTTAGCATTTTTGCTGCTTCTTCAGCAGTCATTAGTTCTGAAATTCTTGGATCTCTAACCTTTGATGCCATATATGCCCTTTCATCAATGCTTGATGATTATGAAGGGCTGCTATTCGATTATCAAGGGGTATCTTTGATAATTGTTAAATTAGGCTGCTGCTGGTTCGGGCTCTTTAGCTAATTCCGCCTTCTTTTGGGCTCTCTGTTCAGCTATCTGAATTCTTGATTGGTTGATTGTCTCTATATCTTCTTTATATACCAGACGCATACCTGTAAGTGGGACATGCCTCAAAGTCTGTCTTCCTACATAGTAGTGTATGCATGATGTGGTTACTTTTAGATATTTAGCTGCGATTGTGGCCGGGATGAGTTCGTGAATGTTTCCTTCATCGTCTTTGAATTGCAGCATATGTCTTCTCCATGGGGGTTAGTGTCATGGATAGATTATATCGGCCCTTGCTGAATTTCAAAGGGGGTTTTTAGCTATTGTGCCCAAATCAGCCGCTTGCTCTAGCGGTATAGGCTTTTTCATGGTTAAATCCCGTCTCTTTTGCGTGCATCATGGGCAACTCGATCTAAAAGCATCTTAACGCCCCAGAGTGTGGTTTTCATTTCGTTGGGCGTTATGTCGTGGACATTCTTAATGGCATCCAACAAACGCCTTGTTGCACTTTGGATTATTTCGTGGTCTTTCATATCGCTGATTAATTTTTTTGTTTTCATTTTAGCGCCAATTAAAATCGCCGTTAGCGAATTCAGAAGGAGGCACGTCAAGATAGATAAAATTTACTTCATCGAGGTTTCCGTCCCATTCAGGAGAGCGCTTTTCTAAAAGTTTTGTAAGAGCCGTTTGTGCTTCCTCAAATGTCATGCCTTCGAATTTTTCCTTAACATCATCGGCAATTCGATAACCGTCAGTGCTGTTAATTCTTCCAACAAAGCCGATGGATCTCCGACTGACGTGAATGCCCGTATTCATTTCTTTTGAGGTCTGTGTCAAAGACATCGATATGCTCTCGATTAATTTTTTCATTTCTTGAGGTGTCTTGAAATTAAATCCATTCTTGGCCGTCCACAATGCCCGTGCGCAGCTATGAACAGCATCGGCGTAACTAGCGGCTCTGAGGTTGCCTTTTTCGATAGCGTTGATCTGCGCCTCTGTGTATTGGCTTGGTTTTTTGTTTTTCACGATTTGTTCCTTTGTTTGATTTCGTCAAGTTCAAAACGATCCATCAGGGTGTACACATCTTCGATATTTGAGATCAGGTCTTCCCAATCGCTTTTGTAATAGGAAACTACCTCAGAGCCTTTGTGGCAGACTGTGACCCATTCAAGACCGGCGGCTATTTCTGTGGAGTATGCCCAGCCATTCTCGTTTAGTTCTTTTTTCCAGCCTCTTTTGATTTTCTTGGTGTTGTTCATTTTGTTTCCTTTGCCTTACACCTAAATTATACCCTGTTCCTTGATGATTGGCAAGGGGAAATCAGATCTTTTCTTGATAATCGTCAAATTAGCTCCTAGCCCCCAAATCAGCTAAAATAGGCCATGCACCTAAGCTTCTTCGTTCCCGGTATGCCTGTTCAGAAGGGGAATATCAAATTTGCCCGGGGGAGGTACTTCCACAAGGAGGGTAAGAGGCTAGAAACGTGGTCTGAGTGCGTTTCCATAGCTGCAGGGGTGGCCATGCATGAATCAGGGGAGAAAAAGCTAGTAAATACCCCCATATCAGGAACAGCCCACTTCTACATGCTTAAGCCAAAGAAAACGAAGGCCAAAGATATGCCTGCAGTCAAGCCCGATCTAGATAAGCTTGCTAGAGGCTTATGGGATCCAATGGAAGGCATCGTATTCGACAATGACTCCCGTATCTGCTCAATGGTCCTTAAAAAATCATGGGCAGAAGACGCTTCTAAGGTTGGCGTAGCTGTCACCATTCAGGACATATAAAAAACCCCCGCCCCTCCGTGCAAGAAAGGCGAGGGTCGGGATGGTGTGATAAGCCTAGTATACATAAAAAACCGACCCGGGGAGAACGGACACCCCGGGCCGGAAGCCATGAAGGGCACACGGCAATCCATGAAGCCGTGAGAAGGGATCCCCCCTTTAGGCAAAGAAGAAGTGTTTATGCGTGACTTGTAGCGCCCTTGCTAACACCATCGGCAAATCCCTGTGCGACAAAATAGGCCATTAGGGTTTTACAAACATATGCATAGGTTTCTGCGTCTATGTCTAGCTTGGTTTTGAGCAATGTCACCAGCATATAGGCAACCAAAGCTGCCATCTTCTTGCCACCAAGTTTATTCAGTAGTTTTCCCATTATGTATTTCCTTTTCTCTTCTCGATTTCATTTACGCCAAATGCGCTCAAAATAACAGTTAATAAAAATGCGCCTGCAGTTCCGTAGCCGCCTAGAAATGCTGTGCCGACAACTAATTTATTCTGCAGTTGCGGGGCGCTCATAAACGTCTTTGCCCCGTCTTCGATAGGCGGTGCAGCATCCAATGAAACGGCATCACCAGTAACACCCCTATAACCTTGATCCAATCCATACCTGAAAGCATGTTGTCTTTCTTCTTCAATGTTTTTCAAAGCCTCTTCTGTAAGAAACCCATGAACCTCTTTGAAGGTTGCTCTGATACCGGTCTTAATCCCCAAAGACGCTCCACATGCAGACGCAAAAAGCGACAGCAATAACAAACCAAAAACCAATAATCGTCCACTCTTCCATTTTGACATAATGCCCTTTCTTACTGGGAGCCGTTACCATCGCTTATACGATGCTTAAATTGTGATGTGTGCTTAAACATACTTGCTTCTAATTTTGTGTCTAAATGGCTACTCCATTCAGTGTCGCGCTCTTTTAATTTTTTGCTGAATTCTGGATAGGTTACTCGGTTGTTTATTTCAACGACATTTGTATCTACTCTGTTATCCATTTCTTTAAACGCTTTGCTTGTCTCTTCAGTGTTTTTATGTATTTCAGTTATTTTTGTTTTAAAAACCCATAGTGCAAGGCCTAAAAGAAGGGCTGCAAGGGTGCCTATAATGGTGAATGAAAGGCCCAGCGCGCCTAGGATCAATTCCAAGTTTGTCATTTGCTGGATTCCATTCATGATAGAATTACATAATGCCCCATAAGCCCAAAACCCACGAATCTAGGTTAAAGGAACAGGGCGGCAAATCAAGACTTAAAAGCTACAACGAGCGCCTTTATGAGTTTAAAAGAGCGAACGACCCAGCGCTTAATAAAGCAAAGCAGATTAGAAGCTCTGGAAGATGGCAGAAGGTACGCGCTGAGTTCCTGAAAGCAAATCCTTTGTGCTTTGATCCCTTTGACGCTCATGTAACAGAGAGGGTGGTGGTGCCAGCCCAACAGGTCCACCATATACAGGGATTGATTGTGAGGCCGGACCTAGCCTTTTACCCGGACAATCTGGCCGGTCTTTGTACTGGTTGCCATGCAAAGCTAGAGGCCATGGAGAGGGCAAATAAGCGCACCGCCTATCTATTCGTAAAAGAGTAAAGCTTTTTATTGCCCTTGCCGACCATCAAGGGTAGTATCTCCATCATGATTACAAGAATTTCACCAACAGAGCCATTTCCGGGCGATATGCCTACGGATAGAAATCAACCCTCTAACTTCAAGCGGGGTGTACGGAATTCGGACGCTGAGAAGAGTTTTCATGACTCGTTCTTGTCCTTTCTGGATGACAAGGAAGAAGTAGACGGATCATGAAATAGAAATAACTTTCAATGCTTAAGGGGCACACGATGAGTGAAGAATTAAAAAGTCTGTCAGTTTTTGAGATAATTGTGTTTGCGTTTTTCGTAAATGTGGTTGGTATCGCCGTCATAGTTGGCGTGTCAAGATTTTTAACGATCAGGAAGAGCAAGAAAAGGGATGAAAACGGAATTCTAGAATCTTGGAAGATCTGGCATTTTAGATACTTCTGCCCCTGCGGCTGGACAACAATGGTTAGTGATAAGCCCCTTTTATTTGCTAGTTTTGCTTTTTGCCCGGATTGTGGCGCCGTCAAACCAACACATGCCAATGCAAAGACTTACAAATGGTTAGATGGTAAATGGATAAAAGCGGCGGGTGAATCATGAGCGAAGAATTTTTTAAAGATGGCGATGGGTCAAGCTTGGTGTATTTAGTTGCTATTCCGCATCTGAAGAGCCAAAAATTCATAGCAATAGCTGATGCAAACCTTCTCTTAGAACGGGGGTCTAGTCTTGTTTACAGGTTAAAGGGGGCTGGTTGGTCCCCCGGTTGGTATGCCGGGGAAAAACCATTAGAGAAAGCCCGCTTGATAAACAGACAGCCTTTCCAGCCTGATAAGCCTGTATGCGACTGCGTAGTGCGCCTAGAGGTAACAACCACATCATCAAGCGGAGAGACAAAGGTAACGCGCACTCAATTTATGGATAACTGTATGGAGTGCGGAAAAGATCTAACGAATGCGAATCGAACAGGCATGGCTTCTGATGGGATTGTCTGATGACTCAATCAGAACAGCCCCCCTGTGAGACATGCCATGGCGTAAGACATTCAACCTACGAGGGAACACTCTGCATAATTTGCAAACAAGCCTTCTGCTTCAGCCACTTCAAAGGGCATGAGTGCAAAGCCATGAAGGTATTTAATATGAATGATTGCGATTGGTTCATGGCAAGAAGTCTTGAAGAAGCAATCTATGAATACAAAAAATACCTCAAATCTCAGGATATGGATGATGAGCCTGAGTATTGGGAGGACGCAGTAGAGTTGACAGAAGAAGAAATGGACCGCCTTAAATACCGTGATGAGGATTTGCCGGAAGCGGTGACATTCAGGGAGGCACTTGCTATGCGTGGGAGTGAGCCTGAGTTTTTTGCGTCAACGGAGTATTAACAATGACCAACAAAGACCCATCCTCCCCCGCATATCAATGGTATCCCGCTGAGTACCTTGCTGATATGAAGGTGCAGGCCTTAACCCTTCTTGAAGAGGGGGCATATAACAGGCTGCTTAACTATTGTTGGAGGGAAGGAAGCCTGCCTGATGATGTAGACACCCTCCGGGCACTGTGCAAAATGTGTGATGCCTCAGTGTTGGTTAAGCCATTGGAATGCTTCCAAAAGAGGGGGGATAGGTACTACCATAAGAGACATGACAAAGAGAGGTTGAAACAGAAAACTTTTAAGAAGGAGCGCTCAACCTCTGGTAAAAAGGGAGCTAAAGTTAGGTGGGCTAAGGGGTTAAGTGCTGATGGCTCAGCTATAGCTCAGCCAATGGCTCAGCCTATGGCTAACGATAGCTCTTCATCTTCATCTTTATCTTCTTCTTCAAACACACATGCAGAGAGTGTTGATGATTTTGTTGATAACCCAGATAAACCAAAACTGCAGCATGACACTGTGGGTATGGGGTTTAAGCTGTGGGAGGTTTGGAAGCAGACCAAGATGAGGCAGGGGGCTAACCCACATGGGTGTGAGAGGGCTTTTAAGAAGCTTGGGGAGGACATTGACATACCCCACTTCAAAGCCTGCCTCGAGAACTACGTCAAGGTGACAACGTTCACGGCTGAGTTTAAGGGCTTGGGGATGGATCGGATGATAGGGGATGGTGAGTACCGCGAATACGACCCCGGGAAGGGATCCACCAGCATTTCCCCACAACCTAGGCAGAAAACCATATACATAGGCCGAAAACGATTACAGGCCGTTAAAGACGCCTTAGAACAGGGGCACATTGTTGAGGTTAGTTCTGATGATGGGGGGCTTTGGTTGCCTGTTGAATCTGTTAGGGGGTCGAGATTTGACAATGATGAGCAGGTGTCCCTAGAAAACGGTACGCAGATACTGGCTGAAACGTTTGCTGATTGGAAGTGGCGTAAAAAAAAAGCTAAGCGGGCAGGATAAATAGGCTTGACAATCAACAAGGGATCTATATCCTTGTGGTTCATGAAGGGATTTAACGATGGATGACCTAGTAAAACGTGAATGGTGCAAGGCCCTGCGGTCTAAAGACTTTGAACAGGGCAGAGACACTCTTCTAAAGGGCGGCAAACATTGCTGCTTGGGCGTACTTTGCGAATTAGCTATAGAGGCTGGGCTAGGGATACAAAAAAGCAAAGTATTCCGTGATATTTTCATTTTTGATAACTCTGAAACAGCTTTGCCCGACATTGTTGTTGCGTGGGCCGGTTTAGACTCAGAAGACCCAATCGTGGATGGGACAAACCTAGCAAATCGAAACGATGATTTGCTTGAAACTTTTGATGAAATAGCTGACCTGATCGAGAAGCACCTATGAACGAAAGAGCGTTTAAGTGTACCGGCTGTGGCAAAACCCATTATCCAGATAGGTTTGAAGATGGGCATGAACTGGTCGGCTGCTGCTATTCGTCGTATCTGGGATACACGAAGAAAAACCAAGACATGATTAAAAACGGAATATTGCCAGACTATTTAAGGGAAACCAGACCTTACAAATTCAAAGGGGGGCCATTAGACGGTCGGACAATGGATCTTGTAGGGGCGCCAATTCTAAAAGTACCATGCGCGCCAAATCTGAAAGTTCCAACCCGGGGCATCGATGCGGTTATTGAATTTGATGAGTACGGAAGGATCAAGCCACTTATTCCCCGGCTAAACGCTGTGTATGAGGTAGATGACTGCGGGGTGTATGTTTTTCAGGAGATGGAATCATGAACGGAAGCAGCCCTAGCCCGGGATCCGACGAGGCCATAGAGGCGGGCTGCAAGTGCCCTGTACTAGATAACGAGCATGGGCAGGGGTATAAGGGACAAAAGGGCATCTTCGTTATGGTTGCTGATTGCCCCTTACATGGGATGACTGAGGGGGCCAGCAATGGATGAGCTAGAGAATTTGACCGATGACGTTTTAAACAGGACCGCTGCAATTGAGGTTATGACCGAATGGGTCAGGGTAGAGGACATGGACGATGGGAGGTACGCGCTAGAGCTTCGCGGCTTCACAATCCCAGATTGGAACCCTTGCAAGAACCATAACCATGCTCAGATGCTTGCCGGAACAATTGGCCCTCTGAAGCTACTAAACGCCTGCCCACATAACCTGTTAGATGAAATTTGCAAAAAGGATTGGGAAGGCCTACAGGAACGAATGAACGATGAGGAGGGGCGCTGGCTCCTTGCTGCAATTACAGGCCTGATGATGCCAGCACGTACCAAAACAATAGCGGCCATTCTTGCCAGTAGAGAGGTAGTGAGTAGTGCTTAAAGATCAAGTTAAAGGCTCTTGGGAGTTTGAAGAGTTTCCTAGAGCCCTTACAGATAGGGAGCATGCTGAGCTTTGGAATGGTGGATATGGCTTCATGACCCGTAGAGGTAGGTGGTGGGGCAGGATTGTGCCTCAATGGCTTAATTGCTGGTTGTTTAAGAGAAAGTATCGATGATGGGAAACGGAAAACGGATTATCGCAGAAAGAATTGGGGAGGTCATTTTGTTTTCAATTTTGACCTTGATTCTGTATATGTTTTTTAAGGGTGCGTTTAGTCATGACCTGTACCTACTGGGCGCGGGCTCTATTGGGTGGGGGCTGTTGGTTTGGAGGGGGAAATAATGGCTTTGATGTTCGGTGCGCTCTGCGTGGGCTGTTCTACGTTTCTGATATTGGAGGGGGAGGGGTGGTTTAGCCTTATACCCTTGGTTTTTTATATGTGTGCCCCGCTAAGCAAGGAAGATTAAGGGAGATGGTGTATGTGGAATGGGAAGATAGGGAGTGTGAAACGTGCGGAAATGCCATGTCTACCTATTGTAAAAAGTGCGGTAATGGAGAAGGCTTTTGCAGGTTTTGCGATTGCGATGAAGATGCTTGCCATTTGGAGAAGATGAGATGAGTGAATTTTGGTTTGTAACTATCTACTGGGAAGAGTCTCACCCGGCATACACCACTTCAGGTTACATGAATAGGGTTTACAACATGGCGTTCGCAGACATTGCTCTCAAATATTTTCAGAGTAGTGGTGGCGCAAAAATGAGAATAGTTTTCGCCAAACAAATAACGGGGGCCGAATTTAATGAATTGGAGGATTGGGATGACTGAAACAAGCCCAGATAGCAGTAGCCACATAGTAGACGGCCAATTCCAATCAGATAAATACGATTGGTGCCCGCCCGGGTTTGTCCCCTTGAAAATCACTGATCCAATGGCCTTTGGGCCTCTCATAGCTTACGCAAAGGAGAGGCAGAAGGTAGATCCCCAATTCAGTAAGGATCTATTGGAAGCTGTTATGCGGGCTTCTTTTGATAGGAACAAAAATAAGGGGAAACCATGAAGGGCGCCGATGCATTGTTGATAGCCATACCAGCGGGGACAATTCTTGCCCTTGCCATTTTGGGCGGGCTGTTTCTCTATTTCAGTTGGAAAGAGAATAGGGATAGGGGCAAAAAATGATGAGGCGTAGTCTAAACGAAGAGTATTACAGGATTCTGATGAAGAAGGCTCAAGATCGGGCGGTTGAGTTAAAAAGGAAATATTCTGGCATGGAGTCAGAGCTTGCGGCACAGAAGATGATTGTTGAGCAGTTTAAAGCCGTTGTGGACATTGGCATTAAATCGACTGAGACCCTGCACCAAGCACTGACCGATGCCATAAAGATAATTGATTCAATTCATGGCCCACAAGAGCATAAATGGCTTAAAGAAAATGCTGACCTAGTGAAATATCTAAAGAAAAAGGAGGCTGCTAATGGACGAAAAAGAGCGCCGGGAGTTTAATAGTGCCCTTGGTGATATTTGCTCCGAAGAGATGGAGAAGCTGATAAGGCAATATGCGAAATCATATTTCGTGGCGTTTACAGCTTTAAAGGCTGAAGGGTTTGATTCTAAAGAGGCGTTGCAGATAACAATTAAGCGGGGTCCGTTTCTACATGGCGGTACGGTGTGATGACTGAAAAAAGGGCCTCTAAATCAGAATCCCTCAAAGATGCTCAGAACAACGTCTATAAGCTGCTGATGGATAAATACACCTTAGATGAGTTGAGCGCGATGCTCTGGAAGTCTACTCACCCCGGGTATGCCCATGGTAAGCAGTTGCCTAAAGATGATCCGAACTACATAGAAGTGCTTGAAATGGTGATAGAGAAGAAAAGGGCGTCTTTATGAGTGAGTATGTGGAATGGGAAGATCGAGAGTGTGAGAAGTGTGAAAATGCCATGTCAACCTATTGTAAAAAATGCGGTAATGGTGAGGGCTTTTGCGCCTTTTGTGATTGTGATGAAGAGGCTTGCACTTACAGGAATGAAACATGAACGAAACAAACCCAGAGGGGCCGGAGCCAGAAGATTTAATTTCTTTTGTTCTGACGATAGATTTCAGCCGCCTTGATGATTACGCTTACCCAGATAAGGTATGGGAACATATCAAGGCCCTTGCCATCTATGCCGCCAACAAGCTGCCAGAGCTTGAGGCAGAGGTTACACAGCTTGAAGAAGATATGCAGGACTGCCGCCAAGAGGTTCAAGATATTTGCGCTGTGGGCTTGCGCCATGAGGCAGAGGCTAAGCGGCTACGGGAGGCGCTGGAGAAGGTCGTATTTGGATTGGTTTCGAGCCTGACCGACTCAACCATGAACAAGGTAACGCATCCGGTTTGTAGGATTGCTATGGATGCTATCAAATTACCAGACGGAGGCAGCAGTGCCTAACGCATCAGCAAAAAAGAAGTGCTGGCAAGCCTTTGCCGAATTTATTCGTTTAAGGGACGCATCAGACGGCTATGGGGAATGCATCTCATGCGGGAAGAAGGTTGAGTATCCCAATAGTTCAGGGCATTGGCATTGCGGCCATTTTTACCCCCGATCAACTAGCCCCGCTGCTTTATATTTCGATGAGAAGAACTGTAATGGTCAGTGTTCTCATTGCAATGTCTTCCTAGATGGGAATGAAGAGGGGTATGGGGATGGATTGATTAAGAGATATGGGGAAGGAATCCTTCAAGATTTGGCTGAACTAAGGCTAGATAAAACAAGGATGCTTAACTATGAATATGACGAAAAGGCAGCGTATTACCGGGAACTGGTTAGGGACATGAAAAAAGTAAGGGGCATTTCGTGAAAGAAAGACCGATTCCGTTTAATGGGGAGATGGTGCGGGCTGTACTTGAGGGGCGTAAGACTCAGACCCGGAGGGTTATTAATCCAAGGGGGAAGCATTTAATTGAGGCAGTCACCAACGACAAAAACATTCCCTTTGTGATATTTGGATGTAATTGTGATGAGTGCAGGAGCAATAACGACCATATGTTTGGGATGAATTGTCCTTATGGCCAGCCGGGGGACCGCCTTTGGGTGAAAGAGACATGGGCTGACATTGCGGATCAAAAGCAGAAGGCCAGAGATACGGCGGCGCGCTGGCCGTATGGTGATGTGACGCTGCCTGAAGACGATGGGGTTAACCTCTATTACAAAGCAGACCATGAAGGTAAGAAGATGCTATTTAAATGGCGCTCTGGTCGATACATGCCCCGGTTGGCCTCAAGGATAAATCTTGAAATAACTGGGATCCGCGTTGAGAGAGTGCAAGAGATCAGCGATGAAGACGCTTGCAGTGAGGGGTATAAGCCGTCTGATTTTTACCGTGAGCTTGATAAGGCGTGTTTAACATCAAAGAATGCTCGAATGTTTGGCCATAAAGTAGACACCCCAAGCAAGGGCTGGTTTCGTTTTCTTTGGGATCAAATCAACGAAAAAAGGGGCCACGGCTGGGAATCTAATCCTTGGGTGTGGGTGGTTGAATTTAAAAGAATAAATGCTTGACAATCGCCAAAGCTCCCCATAGACTTGTCTGAGCATGAGAAGGGATCAATCATGACATGGAAAGACGGACAATTAAGTGAAAAGAAGGCCATAGCCAAGGCGCGCCGCATGGCCAGATATGCCGCTTCTGACACACTTGGCCCGGGTAAGTCCCCCCTCACTAGGGTGTACTGCATTCTTAAAGACGTTGACTCTAGACCCTATGGCACTAAATCAGAATTGATTGACTACCTTGTGTATCGGTATATGAGCCTTTACGGTGAAGGGAAATTGATGGACCGCTTCAGAAGGGGCGGGGTAGACACAATTAAGGTTGTGAGGGACACAAGCGAGACTGTGTATCGGTGTGCCCGGCAATGCTGGGAGGATAAGTCAAGCGTCTATTTGGGGGCAGAGGGGCGCTCTAAGGATGCAGCAGATACATTTGGTAACTCGATAACCATTGAAGGGGCGCTGTTTCCTGAACAGAAGGAAACGGTTGAATCATGAAGGCTGAAATTAAAGAGAAGTGGCTAGAGGCCTTGCGTTCAGGGGATTATGAGCAGGGGGAGGGCGGTTTACATAAAGGCGAAACATTCTGTTGCCTTGGTGTCTTATGCGATATAGCCATAAAGGAAGGTATCGGGAGGTGGGCGCCTAACGTAGACCTAGAAAATGAAAATGAAATCGACCTATATGGATTTAACGGCGGGGAGTGTCGCGTTTTGCCGCTTCAAATACAGGATTGGGCGGGGTTAAGGCTTTCTAATCCAATTGTTAGGCACTCGAATGTAAAAGGCTCAAATCCTTTCAAGAAAGCGATATCAGTAGTAAATGATAATTATGGCGATTTTGATGAAATAGCCGATTTAATAGAAAAGCAGCTCTAATGATGGATTGGGCAAAGGAAAAAATCACAGAGCAGGAATTCATGAAGGCCGTCCAAGACGCTAGTGCTGGACGGGATCCGCTTTTTACCTCTCTATCTATGAGCAGGGAAGTAGTAGAAACGGGGTGGGAAGAAGACAAAGACGGCAAGCGATGGGTGAAAAGAGAACCAGTGCCCGAGAGCGTTACCTACAAGGGAGTTAGGACACAATCATGAAAGCTGACATTAAAAAGAAATGGGTTGAAGCTCTGCGTTCTGGGGATTATGAGCAATGTTCGGGGGGCCTCCGAACAGGGGATAAATATTGCTGCTTAGGTGTCTTGTGTGATCTTTCAAGTAAAGATGGCGCGGGCGTTTGGACTGACCATGGCGGCAGGGCATATGAATTCTCTATAAAGGATGATGGGCACTCATCAGTATTGCCCGAGTTCGTTTGTAATTGGGCGGGGCTTAATAGCAATTCCCATGGCGGCTGCAATCCATATTTTCTAATACCCAAACAAAGAGCGGCTACCACACTTTCAGGCGAAAACGACTCCGGCAAAACATTTGCAGAAATAGCAGATTTGATAGAGGAACATTTCTAATGGGCAATAAAGCAAAAGCATCCTGTTTCTTTTGTAAGGAACGGTTTAAGCAGTCTCCAAGAAAGGGGATGGAGGCTCACGTATTTGTCCCATTTAGGAATCTGACAACCAATGAGAAGTTTTATCACCGTAGGGCATTCCATTTTAGGCATGTGCCTGATGATTATAAGAAGCCTATAGCGTTGGGGCCTGACTTTAATGATTCACCCCCTATAGTTGTGCAAAAGCCTAAAGTAGAGGCTTGGTATAGGCGGCTTTGGGCTTGGATAAAACGATGAACCAACTAAACCGGAGGCTGTGTAATGCTTGGAGAAAATCAAGGCCCTGTGCTACAGGCATATGCAAAGCACCATTTAATGCCCTTAAAGGTTGCTGAAACCATATACAGACGGTCCACATATGATGAAAGGGCCAATGTAGTAGAAGCATTTAAAAGGGGGGTCTACACCGATAACGAGGAATTGATTGATGATTTAAGGGATGAGGTATCGGAATTGAAACATGAATTCCCAGATGCTAAGGCGGATTCTAAGGCTGCTGTTAAGAAGGCCTTGAAAAAGCTGGTTATGTGGATAGCAATAGTCTCTGTGGTTGGCGTAGGCCTTTGGTTCTGTTGGGTGCATTACTATGGATAGCTTAAAAGCACTGGCCGTGACCGCTACCAATATGGTATTTTGCGGATGGCTCGGAGTGGATCTACAAGGGGCCATCCTTTACTTCGTTCTCCTTGTGTATTTCAAGCAAATAGGTAAAAAAGATGCCTAAAGAAGAAATAATTGATTTTACTGAGCATGTTTGTCATGCCGTTGGATGTGATACGCCCTGTCACCCAAGATATTTAATGTGCGCCGATCATTGGAAGATGGTCCCTCAGACAATACAGGCCTGCGTATATTTTGAATATACCACCGGGCAGTGTAATGGGCGCGTTATGCCAACAAAAGCATATTTTGACGCGGCGCGCTCAGCGATTATGTTCGTCAGAAAGCGTGAGGGCAAGTAACCGATGCCTAAATACCACGTAAAGATAGCCGCTAAAGAAAAGGATACTTTAGTCATCCATGCCCATTCAAAGAGCGAGGCAAGGAGAAAGGCCGCTGCCCGTATAGAGCAGGACTATGGGCCGGATTGGTCTATAGATGAAATCCTTATTTGTAAAGAAGGGCAATAGATTATGGCAGGGTCATACAGGCACGTAACAAATGAAAATAATGAGTTTATTGGCATCGACCTGATTGAAAACTTAGGCGATGCATACGAAGCCCTAGAAGACTGTTACAAAATAATAAAATACCTTGGGGGCACTAAAGAAAAGATATACCAGTGTGAGGTTAACGAATATAAAGAGAGCTTCCCCGGTGAAGACTTTCCGTTTTCTTTTGATGAGTGGTGGAGCGAAGAATAATGAGCAACCCAAAAGAACAAAAAGCGGCCTTAGAGCGATTCTTAACGATGATGATTGAGGGGATAAGTAAGAATTCAGATAAGGCCCCCATGGAAAGCATGACCACGGCTGAGTTATTCAAAGGGCTAAAGCTTGAGGTCAATCAATTGGAAGTGGCCTTTAGGGACAAAGCCATAACACCCCAAGAGGCTCAGATTAAATGTGCTGATATTGCTACCTTTGCAATGGGGATTAGTAATAGCTTAGAGGCCGGTCTGTGACCTATAAGGTTAGAAAGTATGCCACCCTATCGGACTGTGGAAGGTACAGGTACACGCTGTCACGCGATTGGGAGCCGCGACTGCCTCAAGCCGTCTTTGTTATGTTGAACCCTTCAACGGCTGATGCTGAAGATGATGACCCAACAATAAGAAGGTGTATCGCCTTCGCTAAGGCTTGGGGGTGCGGGGCTATTAAGGTTTTAAACTTGTTTGCTTTGAGGGCAACAAAACCCAAAGAGCTTTATTCTTCTGATGATCCGATAGGCCCCTTGAATGATTGGTGGTTAGAGAAGGCAAACGAGTGCGAAAGAAACCACATTGAACCTAAGCACTTTGTCTGCGCGTGGGGGAACCATGGGGGGTATCTAAACAGGGCAGAGCGAGTGTGCAGGAATTGGGCAAACAGGAACGCGCCGGTTAATACATCGGCCCTCAAGATAAATAAATCTGGGCAGCCCGGGCACCCTCTTTTTCTAAAAGGTACGCTTTATCCATTCTATTACGGGGGAAGCGCATGAGGGCTTCTGGTTACTCTATGGATATTTATTGTGACGCGCCGGATTGTTATAAGGGTGGTAGTATTTCAGATGGAAAAGCAGAGTACGGAAGCTTTAACGGCCAACGCACGGAAACTTCTTGCATAAAAGCCGCTAGAAAAGATGGATGGCAAATAGGTACGCATAGAGATTTGTGCCCAAAATGCAGGACAAGGAAAAAGAAATCATGACCGAAACAAGCCCAGAGCGCCTCACACCAGCAGAAGCCCTTGAAATGTATGATGAGCTTCTAAAGGAAATGGAAAAGAGAGAGGAGCGGGGTAAGCGGATATTTCGGAGTACGGGGGAGCCGCTTGAAGTTAATGACCAGAGGAATTTGAAGCTGGCCACCATCGCGCCTATTCTGGCTGAAGCCTTGAGGAAGACATTAGATAAAACTTAGCAAACTTTAGTCGCGTAGCTCATCAGGTAGAGCGCATCTAGCAACCCTATGGAGATTCCTAGGTAATCTACGGGCCAAGTGGGTGAGGTAGGAGGTTCAAATCCTCCCGCGACTTCCTTGTTAATTGTGAAGGATTGAGCCAATATAAAGCTTTCTAAGCCTTCGGGGTCACATCAGGTCTGATGACGGGGGCAACCCAATAAAAGTCTAGCCCTGCCCGGGATCCGCCCGCCCTTTGCTATATCAGTTTGATGACAAAGTAAATGGCTCACTGGCCTCATGATTCAAGGTAGTTATGGTCAGGTTGTCTGGATCAGCCTTCACGGTCCCGCCATTGTTGAGGTTCAGAGTGGTTATGGTCCGGGCCTCATTCACTTGATTAGCGTCAAGGGTTCCGCCATCGATGGTTAATGTGGCAATCTCAACGCCGGAGGTCTTGGTGTGGTTGAATACCCATGTTCCCCCGCTAATGGTTCCTGTGGTTACTGTGTAGTCCCCCTCACTTGTGAGAGTCCCGCCCTTTACATCAACAGTGGTAATGGTGGCTGCAGCATCCAATACATTGATTCCGCCCTTTTGGTCATAATTGAGAACGGTCACACCACTTGAAAGGGTCATTCTTGAAGTAGTGGAGTTATCAGATATGGAAACCTTGCGGATGGATGAGACTTCATCAGCAGCATCGACGGCTATACCTACGCCGCCTTGCGCTTTTCTTACAAATAGGTCTGTAGTGGCGTCATTGCAAAGTATCCTGATAGATGGCAAGCCGGTTTCTGATGGTGTAGAGGATGTATCAAAGATATTTATGATTGTCCCGGGGTTGGCGTCTACATCCATCATGATTCGCTGGGATCCGGCAGGCTTGGATGGGCCGAAGTTTTCTCCAATGTCCCACCTATCAGATTTAATGTTTAGGTATGCCTGCCTGTATTCAACCTCTGTAGCGTCCTCTGTCTCGGCATCTATTGAAGTGGCAAAGGCCCTGCTATTAAGGCCGATCTTGCCTGTAAATATCTTTTTAATGGTCAGGCTGTCGAGTGTTACACCTGATTGGGCAAGGCCCCATGAAATATTTACTGAGCTTGAGTCTATGACTACATCATCGCCATTTGCGGGTATGGACCCAGCAGACCAGTTTGCAGCAGTAGACCAATCATTAGGCCCACTTGTAACGGTTGAATCTGAAAAGCCGCTAACCGTCCCTGTACCTCCTGATACGGTGAGGGTGGCCACAAATGGAACGCCAGCCACTACAGCAGTCCCGGTTATGGTGTCGGCACTTGGGTTTGTCCATGTCACAGCGGTGAAATAAGGATCTGTAGAAGCAGCCAAAGCTGTAAATAGGTCTGTAGCGGTTTGGGTGGTGCTTGTGTTCCCCAGCACTGAAACAGTGTGCCCACCTATTGTGACTATGTAAGTGGTGGTCACATCGAATGCAGTGACTGTGCCTGTGGTTATCTGCGCCACCGCATCAGCGGTTCCTAACCAATAGATAGTAGCCATAATTTATATCCTTTATTCGCTCAAGTAGAGTACAAGATTCCGCTTATTACGCCAAGATCATTATGAAACAAGATCCTCAAAATCAATCAACGATGTAGCCGCCCCATTGAGCCCGGTATCAACTTCTACCCATGATGATGATGATTTAACCCACTTTGCAATTCTTCTTAAAGTAGTTGCCCCTGTTAATGTAAAGAAACCGGCAGCATAAAGCGTCCCGTCCAATACCCACAAGGCCTTTACCTCATCGTTAAATCCATCACCCATAGTGTTGTAGTTTGTCCCATCCCAAGAAACTACTTTGGAATTAGCCACCCCTCCCGCTACTGTGAAGGTTCCGCCGATAATCAACTCCTCACCATTCCCAAATGGGTCAAAGGCTACAAATGCACGTATAAATGCGTTTGTTCCATCGTTGGGCGATGTTCCTACAGAAGACCAAGTATCAGAGGCGACATTAAATCTGGCTAGTCCGTTTACTGAACCGCCCCCAACAATGCCTGTGAAGTTACCCCCTACATAAATATCCCCTTGATATGAAATAACGCCCGTTCCACTACTAAGGTTAGGGGATAGGCCCTGATCCATAGCGGTAAACACACTCCCGTTCCAAAGGGCGGCATGGGGGCTAGTTACCTGAGTGCCACCGGACCCAGCCGTAATAAAGTCACCGACCACGACTAAATCTGAACCATGTTTTGTCAGTGCGAGAACATCATTTTGAGTCCCACCATCAGGATCGTTCCACGCCCCGTCCCAATAAGCAAAATGGGTTGCAAAAAATGTTTCTCCGTCACCTTGAAAATCCCCACCGACATATAGATTGTCTTGGTAAACCTCAACGGTGTTAAAAAGAACAACGTCCAATATCTCGTTGGCGAATACATCCCATGTTTCTGGCCCCACGTTGTATTCAAGAAGTCTCTTACCTAGAGCTTGACAGACCACCAGCTTTTCTCCGAACACTGTTGAATCCGATGTGTCACCGGTCATCCCACCACCGATCTGCAAAAAACTACCCTCAAAAAGTTGCCCCGCCCGTAAGATGGTGTTTGAATCATTATCGGCTGTAAATGTTCCAAATACACAAAGCAGACTAGCTAGAACACCCCCACCCCTAACACCATGGGCAGACTCAGAGTAAACGCCATGTTCAGACTCATTGAACGAATCGAAGTCACTACCCATTATTCAGTTTTCTTTGCCCAGAACCGACCATCTAGGTTCATGTCTATCCAAATAACGGGTACGCTTGGTTCATTGGCCACTACGGCGGTTACACCCGTTCCTCCGTCTATGTTCTTAATACAGAAAATAACATCCTTAACAACATAGCTAGGTACAATAACTTGGATTTCAGTGGTGCTGTCCGATGTTTTGGTTGATACCCGCTCTGTGTCAGTGGTGTAGACGAATGTAAAGCCGTTGCGTCCTACTGTACCATCAAAGGGGGTACGCCTTAACAGGAAGGGCTTTGCTATTTTGATTAGCCCGCCCTCTGTAGATACGCCATTGAAGGGCTCAGCAAATAAGTAGTCTCCCTTTATAGAAACTATTCTAAATTGGCGCATCTGCGTGAATGTCTGGACGCCCGGGCTTGTCACCTGCTCCGGTAGCTGTACGCTTTCAAGGATCCTGTTAATAGCTTTTGGCGATTCATCTAAATGCTTAGCCAATAAAGGGTCTTGTTTACGCCAGCCCTTAAGGGGCGCCATTGGTGAATTTAATCTAATGGAGGGATCGTCAACCACTATAAACCTAGATTCAGGTCATTGAATTCTGCCCTCTCATATATTCTAAAGGGTGAGCAGCTAGGCTCAGCCTCGCCGGTTGCGGCGTTTTCTGTAGTGGCTATTTGGTTTGTGTCGGGATCAATAAAGCATACGGTTGCAAGCCAAAGGGGGTCTGCTCTTTGAAACATATAATTTACATCGAATGACTCCCCGCCGTCATTGGTCTGCCCGGTTATGTTTGTGCAAAGCCAAGTATCCAAAATATCACCAAGGAATTCCGTTTTATTGGTCTTTCCTGCAAACTCTAAGGCCTTTTGCAAGGGGTTGAATAGTTCTTTTCTTTGAACAGAAACGGTGACTGTGGGAACCTGCTTCCTGACTGTGCCTGTTTGCTGAGCAACGCGGCTAACTTCGTTCCCTTGCTCATCCAAATCCCTAAACTCATGGAACACTATAATAGGCCCACCAAGAGCGTCTATATTTGTCTCTATAGACTGAACAACAGCCCCTACGCTAACCCTACCGGGCTGCGTGTCATCGGGGGATTGCTGAAAGGCGTCATTGTGTGGCTTGTAAATAATGGACACATTGGCTGTGGTTGCCCCATCAGGGTTTACATTCCTAGTTTGTACAAAGATGTTAGGTATGGTTGGATGGGCGTCACCCTTGGCAGGGATGGACGGGGCGAAGAGGGCATTAAATAGCTTTACCGATCTTGAACCGGTTAGTCCTGAAACCTCGAACATTCGGGTTACTTGAATCCCGCCCTCTGCCGTTTCAGTTAAGGCGGCTCCCTTTACTACATCTTTTTCAGTGACAGCCATCAGCCCGCCACCCCTACGCCGCCGCCTTTGATTAAGCCTCTTTCAATGCTGGTTAACAGGATATTGGTCTCTTTTAGCTGTGGGTCTTCCACTATCTGCTTTTCCATCTTATTGAGGCCAGCAATAACGGCAATATTGGCCGCGTCTAATTCTCTGAATTGGCCAACATCCCGGCTGATTCTGTCAAACTTAGACTTTTCAGTCTTCAATGAATTCATGGCGTCTTTTAATGCCCTTCCGAATGTTTCTTTATCAATGAGGCCAGCACTTAATAGCAATCTAAGGCGCATGAGCCTCTTTGTAAATCTTTCAGCAGGGCTGCGGGTAGCGTCGAAGATGGATTGAGCCTCATTCTTGAGCTTCTCAAGGGCAGGCGATATGTTCGCAAATGCCTTTGTGCCAAACTCTTTTACTGACCCTATCCCGGCGTTGATACCAGCAATGATCTTTGAGAATAGGCCCTCAGTCCTTTTCATCTTGTTGACAATGTTGGTTGCTGCTTTGTTTGCCTCTTCCGTAACAGCCTTGAATCCATTCACAACCTGATTTTTCAAGGTGTCATTTGCAAAGTCTCTCCATGCCTGATTAGCAGTTATTTCAGCAATGAAGCTGCCAACCTGAAACCCGAAACCAGATAAGCCGATGGATAGAAGCCCCGATCTAAGCTCTTTAACGAATTTCTGAGCGTCCCTTACAGCCGCCCTGTCTATGAATCCGATTGAGTTGAGCCCCTCCGCTGTTAGCTCTATGAATCTTGCCATGCCCTCGCCCACAAACTTTATAGCCTTAGCTATGTTGGAAGCGATTCTTAATATAAATGATTTCACTTCAAAGAATACAGCCTTGATGGCGCTGAAGAGGTTTACAACCTTTCCAATGAATCTAACTGTTGTATCTATTATTAGATCTACCATTTTTGCTGCACCCCTGCCGGAGTTTAGGAACCCCGCCAGCTTCTTATTCATAAGCACAATGATCGGGGCAAGCCTAACGGCTATTCTGTTCACGATGCCCTGAAGCGTGGCACCAAGCCTTGTAAAAGAATCGTTAGCGGCTTCCACCTTTGCGGCATCTATCCTATTGAAAGCAAATCCCATCTTGATAGCTTCGGCTCTAAACCTTTGCAGGGCCTTGGATCCGCCCCGCATTGTGTTGACCAGCGCAACACCTTCAGAGTCAAACAGCTTCATAGCCAACCGGACACGATCCGATTGTGAAGTTACCTTTTCCATGGCATCGGCAATGGCTTCAAATTGCTTGTCGGGGGAGAGCTTTGATATCTTCAGCGCGTCTAGGCCTAGTTCAGCAAGGGCCGCTTTGGCTTCACCGAATCCCTTAGCAGCCTCAGACACCCGCCGGGTCATACGCTGTAAACCTAATTGAAGGTTTGTAATGGTTACGCCTGATATCTTTGCCGCTAACTGTAGGCCTCCTAGGGCCTCAGTTGATATACCTATCCTGTCTGCAAATTTGGCTGTGGCATCGATTGCCGAAAAGGTTGATTTAGTCCAAAAGGCCAAGGCCCCTACAACGATTGCTGTAAGGGTTGTCCCAAAGCGACTAATCCGCAATAGCAGTCTCTTGAACGCACCGGCTAGTTTTGCAATCAGGAGCTTTGTTATGGCTATGCCAAACGCCCTAACGGCAAAGGTGGCTATACGCATCTTTTGAGCAAAGCGGCCAATCCTTGTTTCTGCGCGCTTCAGGCCTTTAGCGAATTGCTTTGTATCGGCTCGAATTGATGCGGAGATGACGGCAATGGTGGACATTACTTGCCCTCATCAGTTGTAGCGTTATGCATTTTCACAAATTGTCGGAGCAGGCCCTGCATCTGTCTAGATTTCATTTTCGGCTTCTCTCTTTCTCCAAACTCCGGCATAAACTCATCTGCTGTAAACGACTTCTGACCTTTACCCCTATGAATATTGGCCATCACAGATGATATTATACCCGCCCTTAAATCTGCTCTACTTTCTCCAAAGGGTTCGACGTTGTTATAGGCTATCCATTGTGAAAACTCTGCTGAACTAATTTCTTGTTGCGCCCGAACCAGTGACATGCCCAAACCTAGGGCAAGTCTATGCCACATCTTTAGGTCGGGGCGCTCTCTGATTTTTTTTCAAGCTCCTTAATGTCATGCTCACCTATACCATTCAGGCGCTGTGCAACATCAAAAACACGATCAAGTGCCGCTGCTGACTTTTCTCCCAAAGCCAAGGCATCTGAATCAGAGAATATACGTATTTTATTTTCGTCACCTATGCATCTGACACAGAGCAGAGCCCTAATATTAATATTCTTGGCCTTCTCGCCTGCAAGCACATCGGTTTCAAACCTATCGCGCTCCCGGCCCGTCATAGTCATTACATTTACTTCGAGATCCCATTCAGGTATGAAAAGTTTCTCACTGGGCAGATCATCCTTCGATAAAATCTGATCCTTGGTAAGCTTTTCCATTCTGCGCCCTTTCTTTCATTCTAATAAACTAATGCGCCCGGGGATTATTCCCCGGACGTTGGTTTGTTTCTTGTTCTTGGCCGCGTTTCTGTTTCGCTGACCTCCTCTATCAAGCCATCTTTGATGTAGCGCTTGGCCACATCTTCAGGGAAGGATTTGATAGTTCCCGCGTTGCCGAGTTGGTTACGGCCCACCAGTACCTTGTAGACAGCCATCAGCTAGTCGTACCGCCTGTGATGGTTATGTTTCCGCTCCACTTGACAGTGAGCGTTGCCGTCATCTTGTCATCAAGGGGTCCGGTCATATCCCATCCAGTAGCGAAACCAGTGCCCACGAAGGTGGCGCCAGTAACATCGGTGTCAGAAGCGCTAAACTGAATCGTGATGATTTCAGCAACAGCGTCAATGGGTGGGGTGGTGTCTGGGTTGAAATGAATCTCCATGGTTAACTCACCGGGATCCGACAAGTCACCGGGAATGAATGTTCTGTTTCCGTATTTTCCTGCGGCGGGTGCGGCAGTTCCAAAGTGGGAAGTATCAACAGACCCCCTATTGACACTTGCTAAGCCTATCGCAGTTACCTCTGCTGTAAATCCAGAGGTTGCAAATGTAATTGTTGCCCCGGTTGAAATATCAACATTAGCCGACATAATCTAAACCTTTCAATTGGATGGCGCGTCTTGGTTGAGCCATATTTCAAAATCCATACGTGTTCTGACTGTTATAGTTTCGCTGCCATCGTCGGGATCTTCAAATATATCTTGCTGATTTTCTAAAAAAATCCGCCTTACATTTGTTCCCCCCATAGTCCCTGCAAAACCGTCAAGGGCCTCTCTCAGTGCTTCCGATCCTACTTCGGCATCAATGGAAGACTCCGCCCATACATCTAATTGGAAGACCGGCCTTTGCAATGTTGAGGCGTTTAATAAGTGATGCTCACCTATCTGACTGACTCTCTGAATGGTCACATAGGGAAAGGTTGTGTTTGCTGTGGGCGCTACATGGGCAAAGATCCTGTTTCCAAGCGCGGCGCCTACACCTACATCTGCAATGAGATAGTCGTATAGGTCTTTTTTGAATGTACTTGCGCTCATAGTGTTTTTATAACCTTGGCTATGTTGGTAGATATGTCTGTGGCCAATCCCCCTGTAACCTGTCTTGATTTCGATTTAACAGCAGGCCTTAAAAATGGTAAGGCCCTTGTCTTCTTCGTACCAAGCTCTACATGGGCCGGGTAGTAGTATTGGGAAGTTAACACATCTTTACCCACTCCGGGGCCTAGAAGGCTGGTTAACTCTTCTCTAGTGGGGCTTCTAACGTCTACGCTCACTCGGTTCCTTGAACGCTTCTTTCCCTTGAATCCCTTTATGGTGAGGCCCTGTCTGATTGCAAAGGATTTCTTGCCGGTTACTACGGTGACGTTGGCCCGGGCCGCGCTCAAAACAAGCTTTGCACCCCTTCTTAAAGATGGAAGAATGACCTTCTTCTGTAGGGCGGGCTCTAATTTGTTTAGTTTGCGTGATAGCTCCTTGTTCCCCAACATGCTTATATCAAATTTCTTAGCAGCCATTATGGCGAAGTCTTTTCTTCACAGAGGATTATCCTCATTTTGTCTAATTCGCGGGGGTTTATGACTTCAATGATATTGAAGATCCTTGTGCCGAACAGTAAGCGGTCATGTGGCGTGAGAGCATCTACAACGGAGTCACCGGCCCGGATCCTCACTTTATGGGTTACGCGGCTGTCTGTTTGGGCTCCGCCGACGAATTCCCTGCCCTTCATGGGCTCAATCGAACACCACCGCGTAGCGTCTGTGGCCCATGTCTTTCCGGGGTCGCCATGGGCGCTAGGGTTCTCGGATGCACTCTGCAGGGCTATCCTGAACCGCATGGGGCCTGACTTGACAACCTTGCCCGCCATCAGTAAATCTCAACAATCCGCCTTATATCCATCAAGGCGCTGAGGGCCATGGGCAACTCTTTGGGCTGGCCTTCAAGGGTGAAAGCCTCCCTGTTCTCATACCAATAGGCAAAAAGAAGCTTCATCATGGCTTTAATGTCCTCTGGAACATCGGCAATGCCGCCATATCCAGCCACAAAACGGATTGTTACAGCGTTGATTTCATTCTGAGTGGTAGGCCATTGTTTGCCTTCAGCCTCAACCACCCGCCCGGGGAGGCTGTCAGAGTCTACGGTGAATTCGGTTGTAGCTAGGGTCTGCTCTACGCCATTCTCATCGTTGTATTTGATTGAGGTCACAGAGGAAAGGGGTGAGCGGGGGAAGCGGATTTCATGGGGGAAGTAATCTAATTTCATATCCCATATGGTGTCCACGAATGAAAGATTCATGTCTCTTTCAGCGAATATCCTTACAGCAGTGATTAGGGTTCCTACTATGGTGTCATCGTCCGATATCTCTACTTTTATTTGGTCTTTAGCCTCTGCTAACGTAATGGTGTCAGTAGCGGGCGCGGTGATTTCAACAAGACTCTTTTTCAGAGAGTTAAAGGGAATCCTGTTATCTATTGAGTCTCTAAAAGGCATGATTACCTACTAATCCCCAGCCATCCGGGCTTAGAAAGTAGGCTTTTGGCGATTAAAGCCTCTAGCGGCGGCTGTGCCTCAAAGTTAGACCCGTTCCATTTCCTATCAAATATGGTCGTTACCTCTAGCGTTGATAGCGCCCTACCCCAAACATCTACCTCTGCAATGTTAGCCGCTGAACCAGACGCAAAACCGCTATTATTTAAAATGGTCATTGTCATTGTGGTGTCTGATGCTGAAAGGGTTGTGGTCAGGCTAACGTCGAGTATCCTATTTCTAAAGCAATCGACGTTAGTTCCCTTCTTAACGAATACATACTCAGCTTCATTATCAAAATCTGATGTATCCATATCGGTAGTGGCAGAACCCAAAGCAGCAGGGCGCAATCTATTAACGTTGTCCTTTACGAGAAAAAAGACAGCAACACCCTGTTTAAGTTCTACGAGGATTTCAGTAGATCCATTAGTTTCAACTACCCCGACTATCCTGATAGTCCAATCTCCGTTAGAGGAAGATGAATTAAGAGTGAATACTAAATTATTGGGTGCCGCGACTCTAGAACTAGCGACTGTCCCATGCCTTGATGTTGTCCAAGGAAGGCCGTAGACCTGTGACGCGGTAGAAACAGCCACATATGAAAAACCCTGCTGCTGATCGACTGTTAGGCTCGTATCGGGAACCCATGCTGACCTTAAATTAGTATCAATTCTAGGGGGTTGGAATTTAGCCATAGACGGGGAATATGTTTTATATGTTGCTGAATTGTGAAGGTCTGAAATTTCAACGTCTGATAGTACCTTTTGCCACACTGAAATTGCGGCAACGGTTGCATTAAAGTTATTGGCCCCATTACTGGAACATATAAAAACATCGTTTGTGGTGACTGGTTTGGTTCCGCGTGTTCCCGTTATGGCTTGGGCGGTATCATCTAGAAACATGGTCATTAAGCCGTCGTCATCGATGACTATCCATAGATCATAATCAGTCTCATCAACCAAGGGCGCATCTGATTCGGCGGGGTCTATATCAATGTTGTTTTTGCAAACTACCCTTAGTTCTTTGGTTGTGGTTTTTAAATATATTTGTATATCGTCACCTTTATGAACAAGCACATTGAGGCTTCCGCCAGCCTCCACCCTTACGGTAGCCCTGTAGGTCAATGCTTTTGCGTAGTCAATGGGGTCTGCAGCGTCTGTATAGCTTGCCTCATCGGATACGCCATCGAAAAGATGCCCAGCACCAGCATCGGCCAGATTGTCAAATAGACCGGCCCCCGAATTGGTTAGGGTGATTGCGGCTATATCGTCCGTATCATTTCCTGATTGATTTTCAAAACCGAAATTAATTTTTAAATCATCTTCTATGGCGGTGGGTATAAAGGAGTCTGTTACAGAATCATAGCTCTTATAAAGTCCACCATTCCAAAGCTCAGTGACTTGGGCTGCGGTTAGTACCTCTTCCCAAACCTCATAGTGCCCTATTGTTACCGCGCTATTTCCAGAATTGGTATTACCGAATCGAACATTTTTATTATCGGTCCCAAAGTTAACAATGGATTGAACGGCGATAGTTTCTAAATCACCATTAATGTAACCCCTAATTTCTCTTCCAGTTGGTTCTTCCTCATCGCAAACAAGTATTACGTGATAGGTGACACCCTGAAGGAAACTACCATTAGTGGTTGTAGTACTATTGTCTCCACATTGTAGTAGTAGGTTATTTGAAGCCCAGCCAGAAATGCCAAAGTACTTATCCATCGCAGTTTTTTGAACAATAAGGGCGCCAAATAAAGTTTCGTCTACACGAATAGATAAGCCGACAGTAAAACCGACCTTACCGCTACTGATGTAGTTAACCGGATCGACATTATTTTTCATCCGTGGTTTATCGGACACCCCATCAGTAGAGAACCCTTTACCAGCACCACGGACTGATATACCCGGGGTTTCACCGTCCGTTGTGATAACAGTCCCTAGTAGTTGGTCTATATAGTCTCCCGATGCCTCATCGAGTTTCCAAGAAACCTTTGGTGTGGGGATAGCCATTATTCTGCTGGCTCCCAACCCTCCCCGGCGACGATAGCCCTAGCTTCGGCATACGTTTTATCGACTGCGCCGTGACTGTCACAGGTGGCGCATACGTTGTCATCCGGGTCGCGGTGGTTTAAATGAATAATGCCCTCACTCTCATCAATCTTAAAGCGGCTGCTGGTTGGGCCGTCCGTATGTGTTGCAATATGGAGGGACGCGGCATCGCCGGAAGAGAGGCCCGTAAGGTGTTTGTATGAGCCTTCCATGATTACGCAATGAGCATTTCAAAGTGGAAATACATGGTCACAGTGGCCCCGGCATCTTGCACGAAAAAAATCGTTCCACCATTGGCGCAAGGAAGATTGATAGAGCCACCATCGGGGATAAGCCCATAACCCTCGCCTGCCCCAGTGTCTAGGTCTGTATTATCTCCATATCTCAAATCAGCACCAACGGCTCGGACATGCAGCACCACGGCATTTACAGGTATGACTAGGGGTACTGTGGTTGCGGCTACTGATCGCGGGGATTCAAGCGCGGTTGCTGTGGCATCGCGTGTCTGTATGTTCGATGCGACCTGAATAGGGCGCCTGTTTAAATCTATGGGCAGTATGCCCGCGTTTGTCTCTGCCATTAGATGAGCCTTTCAGCTATTTCTATTCGTCGCCGTTTTCAGCGTCTTTTTTAGCCTGTGCAGCGGCCTTGGCTTCATCAACCGCTTTAGCATCAGCATCGGCCTTAGCCTGCTTGTCTGCAGCGGCTTGGTCCTTCTTATCAGAAGCTATGTCTTTTTTGTCTTCCTTGGCCTGTGCGTCTGCCTTGTCTTTCTCAGCGGCAGCAGCTTTCTTCTGAGCGTCTGCTTTCGCCTTATCGTCTGCCTTGGCTTTCTTGTCAAGTTCTGCCTTGGCCTCTTCATCTTCCTTAGCGGCAGCGGCCTTGTCTTTTCCATAATTGGGATAGGCCTTTTTAAATTCAGCGTCTTCTTTGTCCCTGCCAGCCTTCTTTGCGTATGCCTTCAACTTGGCAGCTTCGGCCCTCTCTTGTTCCTTGGTTTCAAAGTGGGCGCATTCGGCCTCGACAGAATGGGGCTCGGCACACTTGGCGTAGCCTCTATCTATCCATCGCTTAGCGCGTTCCGGGGTGGTTTCAACAACCGTACCTAGATCCGGCATACCTGAGAGGTCTTGTATCATTTCAACTTTCATTTTCTTATCTTTGTTGCTCATCATCGCCTTTCAGGCTAACTGTTTTTCTGTTAATTGGTCCACTTCATATCCATAGAAGTTATAACATCCCTTATCAGGTTTCAAGACCGCTGATCCTTCTGCTATTGATATGTGGCACCCGCTCCTGATAGCAATACCACACCAAGCCTCTACGCAGGCCTTCATGGGCTTGTGTGTTTCATCGCTTGGAAGGTAATCAATCCCTACGAGGTTTATAATTTTGTATCCCCTGAAAATCGCCAAGGCAATCATGTAGGCCGGGGTAGATGTGAAGTAAGGGAGGCCGAATTCATCACAGATGGCTTTGATGGGGTAGTTATCGAGGTTTATAATCTCAAGACCTAGCGCCTTTGCATCTTCTATGGTGCCTACATTGTGGTGTTTAGGATATGTGTGTATGTCTTCATCATGCATGAAGAAGATTAGGCTTAAATCCTTGTGGTTTTTATAGACGCCGTTTAGGCCCCATACCTCCCCGCTTATCGGGTGGGCGATACGGGAAGGGCCAAGGCCTAATATGGTTACTTCTTTTATCTCTTCAGACAAAGTAGGCCCCTTTAAAGAAAGCCCCCGGCGCGTTACAGCACCGGGGGTTTGTTTATTTTTGTTCGCTACTAAGCGATGACGTTTGCGGTCAAGTCTTTCTGAGGATAACGTGCCCCATATTGGATGTAGGTAACAACGGCCTCATCAGCCGCGTTAGCCATAGTCAAACGTCCACCGGCAAAGCGTAGATCCACAGGGGTGCCTTGGTCTAAGCCCTCTTTCTTGAGCATATCGACAGAACACTCCTGCACAATCAAATCACCAACCGCATCGCCCACAACAGCACCGCTGGTTGTGATTTGAACAGTTGTCCCCGATCCATCGAGGAGGGTGTTACCAACGATTTCCAAGAGCGTGATGCCCGCTCCTGTAAGAGTAGATGGCATGGCAGCAACCGCAAAACCTTCAAATTCTTGCATGTCCACAAATTGCTTTGTAGTACCACCATCGGGGGTAACAACAGTGGCAGAGGTGCCGCCGGGATCGTGGTCAAACATGAGGATTTTGGTGTTTCCAAAAAGCTTTTGGTAATCAACGAGTGGAGAAGCCATAGGGCATAGTCCTTTCTAGGGTAAGCCGGATTAAGCCCGGGCGTCCAATTTAACAAAGGGAGAGAGAGTAGAGCCGTTACGAGGCGTGAGGGCGGCTTTCCACCATGGCGCGGCATCGTTACGCATCCAGAATTTGAACGTGTTTTCATGCTCAAGGAAACGAACATGGATGCTCTCAGCGGAGCGCAAGGGCTGGTAAGTTCCGTCAAGATACTGTGACCAGTTGATAGCCATGATATCGCCAGTGTCACCAACGGTAGGCATGAATTCACTGAAGAAGATGGGCCTGCCCATGAAAACGTCTGGAACATCTTCCTTCAGGCTGGGCAGCAAGAGGGGCTGTTCACCACTTCCTGTGTCAACCTTCACGCGGCCAAGCTGTTCCATAATGTCATGGTTGGCCATCCAGATTGCGGTCTTATAACCCCAGACCCGGGCGCGCATCTTAAGGAAGTTTTCAAACAACAGGGTATCGGCTCCCTGACCGCCCTCTTTGGCGATAGAGATAGTTGCGGGAGCATTGATAACACCCGTGAATTCTCCGACACCGTTACCGTTCAGCTTCTCATCAAGCATTTCAGCGCGGAATTCATCGCCAAATCCATCTTCGATGATGGCCGCGACAGATTGAGGGCTGTCCTGCATGAGTTCCTCGGTCACATGGGTGACGCCAGTAAGCATGCTTGCAGTTAGTACGACCTGACTGATTTGCATTCTTGAGGCCGTGGTGCTTTCAGTCTCAGGCTTACGGAAGACGCGGAGGCCACCTGAAACAGATGTACTGTGGTCTTCATCAACACGCGCAGGGATCTTGACTGTGGGATTCCCCATGGGCAAAGCCATGGTGCGGCCCAGTGTGGGGTCCGGTTCGTTTTCGCGTTTCAGGAGAGTATTCACAAAGCCAACAGGCACCAAGAACCCGCCGAATGGATCGGCCACCGTGGACTGCTCATCGGCACCAGCGGCGGCAAGGATCTTCAGGCCATCGTGCGTGACTTCTTTCCTCTTGATGGAATCCATAAGCTCCATGAAGAAATGCTTGTGTGATTCAAAGCCCTTCTGAGGGTCGTCAAGAATGTTGTCTTTACCGACTTGGACGGTGCCCGTAGTGGTTGTCTTTGAACCTTTTGATTTATTAAGAGCGTCAACATCGGCTTTCAGTCTTTTGTCGAGAGCCTCTTTTTCAGCGATGCTCTTTTCAAGAGCTTCGATTTCAGCCTTGAGAGTTTCCCCGTTGTCGAGGTAAGCCTTGATTTGTTTTAATTCCTCATCACTAACATCTCTACCTTCATCGGTAGCTGTGTCGTTGATGGCTTGAGCGAGGTCAATGTAGTTAGCCCGCTTCTGTTTCAGTTCGGTAAGCTTGTCCATTGCATCTAACCTTTCAGATGTTTTAAAAAAAGAGTTGGCTTTGCGTCTGCAAAATGACAAAAGAAACTAGGTGACTCTGCACCAATGAAGAAAATCTATCCCCATTTAAGGGGGGATGCAAGATTATTCTTGTTCGCTAAGCCTAATTAATGTTTCGGCGCGCATCCGATTTGTTCGGGCCGTTGCCTTTTCCTTGTCGCTGGTAAAGGATGACATTTCAGCAACGGCATCATCAAGAGTTGATATTGAATCGATCAAACCAAGCGCTTGTGCTTTTTCAGCGATGAACACGCGGCCATCAGACACACTTGCCAATTGTTCAGTGTTTAATTTACGGCCCTTGGCCACGGCCTCTTGAAAGTGGTCGTTTAAATCACTGACCTGCTCTTTAATCATGTCTAACATTTCTTCAGTCACTTCAGTGCCAAAGGCGAAGGCGCCCTTCATGTCTCCTGTACTAATGACATGAACCTTGATGCCTTCCTTCTCAAACAAGGCAGAGAAGTCTTCCACTACTGCAACGGTTCCGATGGAACCGACTTCAGCGGTGCGGTTTGCTGTGATGCGGCGGGCTTGGGAGGCTACCCAGAAGGCAGCAGAGGCGCCAAGGTCTTGAATATGGGCGTGAATGGGCTTGATTGCATCCACTTCAGCCACATCATCGGCCAAATCGGCAGTGCCTGCCACGGTCCCCCCGGGTGAATCGATGTTTAAAAGGATGGATGAAACGGCATCACTGGCCGCTGCCTCCCTTAATTGCCTACGAATATCGACAGTAGACGCCCCTCTAAAGAAGAAACCGCCGCCTGCCTTGCTCATGGGGCCTACTATTTGGATGACAGCCACGCCGTTTGAGGTCACATCGAATGATTTAGGCTCATCATCGTCATCAAAGAAGAAGGCTTGAGGCTCATTGAGGGCCTTTGTGATACAGGCTCCAACTAAGGAAGCTGAACGGGGATCAATCAACCAAAACCCCGATGCCATGTGCGGGGTTGTTTTGTATAAATTTGTAAATTCAAAAAACTTCATAGGGCCTGCTCCATTTCAAGGAATGCCTTGCATATATCTTTTACAAGGTCATGAGCTAGTTTTAAATCAAAATCTTCTGCATTAGAAGAGAGAATGTCATCCTTTTTGCTTTCAAACATAGAAGAATAGCGTGAAGCATACCTATCGAGAGCCACCTTCAAGGCTTTGGGGTTGTAATAATCAAGGCTATCAATGAGTGGTATGAATGACTCCCTTATGAAGTCCCCCTGTTTGGAATAGAAATCAGGAAGCCATTCGTTCATATCCATGCCTGATTTTTTATCACGTATGGTCGCCTTCTTTACTGCGCTTATTTCTTTACTAACAATCTTCAAAGCAGCGTTTTGCATCATGGGTTTAAAGGTGTCTAGCTGCGCCGCCAGTGTTCCGCCAGAGTTGGCGCCACTCACACCGCTGCCATTAGCAATGTCTTCAAGGGTTGACATGTTTAACTGCATGAATGTTTTATCAGAGCCATCAACATTGAGAGGGTTGAGGTCTTCAAGCGCTCTAATCTCATCGGGTTTAATGGCACCCAATTGGAACAGCGTTTTATAGAAAGTCACTCTTGTAGACATGTCACCGCGCAACAAGGCATTAATATTATGCTTTGCCGATACGTTTCTAGGGTCATCGACCAAGAGCTTGCGCCTTATCTCTTGTTCCCATCGTGTAATCCAAGGGACAAGGGCGTCTGTGACATACTCAATAGACTGCTGTTCAATGTTTGAGAAGGTTGCCTTTTTAAGATCACCTATCTTGTGGGGCGGAATCCTGAACCAACGTGCTATTTCTGAAACCTGAAACTCCCTGCCCTGAATGAATTGGGAATCTTTGGGGCTTACGCCTAGCTGCTGAAACTTCATTCCATTTTCAAGGATGGCGGGCTTGTGTGCTTTCAAGGGGCCTTGGTGCATCTCAGACCAAGATTCACGAACGCGGGCTATTGCATCAGTAGAAAGCTTGCCGGGAAACTCTAAAAGACCGCCTAGGTGCGTACCATTTCCATAATATGAAGCGGCAAAACGCTGCTGCGCGATGCTGATTCCCAATGATTCCGCTGCCAATTGGGCTACAGACCACCCCATAATCCCGTCTGGGCCTAGGCCGTGTATATGTAATATATCCTTAGCATCAAACCTAGATGTAAACTCGCCGTTTTTTGACAGCGGCGCCTCTTTGTTAAACTCTGAATTGAGGCGTGATTTAATGTCATAGACTATCTTGGTCTGATCCGGGTCGGCTGGGTCTTTTATGCGTTTGATAGTGACCCTTGTAGGGTGGATAATAAAAAGCTCAACAGGATCATCCCTTCCATTCCTAACAATCTCAGCGTAGCCATTGCCTGAAGCCATGGCGTGTGCGTTCAAGGTTTCCCTGAAAGTCATGGATGAATATTCAGGGTTGGGACTGAATCTCAAGAGATCATAAGAAGGGTGATCGAATAGGATGGTGGTAGATCCGTCCTTACCCTTCTCGATTATGTTGAGGGGAAGCTTGGCAATGTCTTCTGATATGTTCCTGATAGATGCAAAGTAGGCAGACAATTGATTAGCAGAGTGGGGGCTGACCCGAACACCGGACGCTGTTCTGCGTCCAGCGATTGCGTTGTTGATAAAAGAGTCTATCCAAAGGGCGTCTTGGCCGGGATTATGTGATGCCATCGGGCTAAGTAGGGCTTTGATTAATGACATTTAAGCGCCTTTGTCGGTTGTCGTGTGTAGGTCAAAGAAGATTAAAAGGCCGATTGCTATGTATGCATAAGCGGGATCTATTAAATAGAAACCATACCCCACTAATCCAAGGGGTACAAGGACTGAAAGCCACCTGATTAAATACTGAATTACTATATTGATATTATTCCCCTTTCTTCATAGGCCGAATCTTCGGTGCCGCCGTTAATCATTCCACAGCCCAGAGCCATGGCGAGACTCACCGGGCCGTCAACCTTGTCAATGGATTTCTCTTTATCTATCCTAATATTCATTGAGGGGTTACTCCTGATAGCTATGTTTCCCATCTGCCATCTCAAAACCGGGTGCTTTCTATGTGCAAGGGTTCCTTGTAATATCTTTCTTTCCATGAGCTTGCAGGGCTCGTTCATGCTTATCCATCCCTGCCTGAATTCAACCATTGGCAAGCCGTCTTTTTCCTGCATACCTACGGCTATCTGCCTGCAATTATAGGGGTCGTACCCTATTTCCCGAATATCAAACTGCTCTGAAAGCTTCAATATATCGGCCTTTACGAAATCATAGTCAACCACATTCCCCTCTGTCATCGTTAAGAAGCCTTCCTTTTCCCAAGCAAGGTAATGCACTTTGTCTTTCTTCTGTCTAGCTATCACGTTTTCCTTTGGTATCCAGAAATAGGCCAACACAGCATCATTGTGTGGGAACCATAAGACGAATGAAGTGGTATCAACGGTTGATGAAAGATCCAGACCGCCGAAACATGGATGCCCTAGTAACTCATCAAATGGGATTACGATTTCCCCGCATGCATCCCATGCCTGAAGAGATATCCATCTTTTAGCCTGTTCGGTCTTGGTGTTTAGATGGAGGCGCCGGAAGGTGTTCTCATAGCTTGGCGTATGGCAGGCCTTCTTATATTCGCGCCTGAAATAGTCCCATCTGACGCTTACCCCTAAGTTTGGGTTAGCCTTTTTCCATATTTCCTCATCGTGCCAATCGTCTTCAAGATCAGCTTCATAGATTACAGGCAGGAATCGGGGGTCTGGTATGACGCCATCGCGTACCTCTTTGGCATATTTCAGCTTGGTATTGCAGATTGAGGGGCGGTCATAGTCGGATGTTGTTAGGTAAATGATCAAAGATTCACGCCTTGCGCCTACTGAGGTCTCCAAAACCTCCACCAATGTAGGGTTTTTGTGGGCGTGAAGCTCATCAATCAGGACACAATGGCTATCATATCCATGCTTTGATTTGGCATCTGAGCTAATCGCCTTGAAGGATGAGCCCATTTCTTCAAGGACTATTGACTTTTTAAGTATGTTGCAAGACTCTTCTAGTTCAGGGTTGTTTTCTACTTGTCGCTTGGCTATCTCAAAGATGATGGCGGCTTGATCACGTTCAGACGCAGCGGAGTAGATTTCGGCCCCGGGCTCCCCATCACAGAACAGGACAAGGTTAGCAATGCAGGCGCAGATGGTGGTTTTTCCATTCTTACGTGGGATGAAATAGAAGACTTCTTTGAATCGCCGGAACCCATCGGCATCCACCCATCCGAATATGTTGGCAATCAGCGCCTTTTGACCTATCTCAAGGTCTATATTTTGCCCTGCCTTGGCGCCCTTTGTAAAGGTAAGCATGTCCTCAATGAACCCAATGGCTCTAGTAGCCCGGTCTTCATCGAGAAAGAATCCTTCACAATCGTCATAGGGGTCATAGCCGGGTAAGCACTTAACTAGCTCTTTGATATCCATGCGGCCTGACTATATCACAGGGCCTATTTTGTTAAAAATAAATAGACGGC